TTCCAACTTTTCCTTGAATTGCTAAATCACCTGTTGTTGTTCCGTCAGACCACGCACTATCTCCAATCATTACATTTCCAGCGACACTTAACTTTTCTCCAGGGTCGGTGAGTCCGATGCCAACATTGCCAACCATATAAATTTTACCTCCAGGATAAAGCCGAAAAGTATTATTACTATAAGCTGTATATGGGTCAGCACCCATCCAGAAATAACCCATACTTGGGCCAGCAGCATTTCCGAAAACACCTTGTTTAAATAAATTAAGTTGTCCATTTTCATTATTAATATCAAGGTCAGCCATAGTAAATGCAAAACCTCCAGTCCCTGGCCTTGTTGAGGTTTGCGAAAAGCTTGGAGTGGAACTTTCTAAATGGAGAGTAGTAGATTTAACTTGTCCATCCACATCTAACTTCGCTCCCGGGCTCGTCGTTCCGATGCCAACATTGCCGTTTTCTGTTATTCTCATTTTTTCCGTTGGGGTAGCTCCAACAGGACTTCCACTTGAAACTGTTCCAAATACTAATGTTCCTCTTCCAGTGCTTCCAGCTACCCTCATACTCCCGATATATGCACTATTTACATTTGGTGTAGCAGAAGATTGAAACATAATTCCCGCAATATCATTATCAGTAATTGATGGTCTTTGAATTCGTAACACATCGAGAGCATCTGCGGAGATATGTAATTTACTCTCAGGACTCGTTGTTCCTATTCCAACATCTCCTAAAACATACATTCCTCTCGTGCCTATTGTTGGATGTAAATAAGTTAAATCATCATCCCAGTGAGTAGAAATTCCTGAAATTTGAGAATCAACATATTTCTTATTAACAATATCAGAATCATTAACAGGAACTTTCTCTATTGTTCCCTCTCTTGTTGCCACATTTTTCCTAACCGAAAAATCATCAAGAATACCTGCAGATTTATGCCCCCCTTCTGTCTTTCCTTTTGCTTGAGGAATTTTCCTAATTAATGGATTTCTTTTAACCATAAGAATTATAAGAAATTAGACTTTAAAAAATTATGCTGTTTCCACTTGAATTATAATACAACTTTCTCCATCTTTTTGTGGAACTACAATAAACTGAGAGGTTGCACTATAAGTTCCTACTTCAATAGCTGTTTCCATTGCTGTTGAGTCAGAAACTAACCCCGCGTATAATGTTGTTGCTTTAAATAATACCATTTTATGAGTCTTGAGCGCTTGTAACTATTTCCCAAGAAGCAGTTGCTACAGTTGCGGATTTAGAAAAAACGATTTTATTTAAATCTGTATCATAAACTATTGTTCCAACTTCTGCGCCTAATGCCCTTCGCTGTGCTGTTGTATAACTTGGAAGAACTAAACTTAAAGGATTAAGAATTTCATTTGTTGGACTTGGCATTTTTCTTTTCCTCCTTTGGTTTTTCTTTAGAAAGAGTTTCAATATATTCTAATGTTTCAGAATTATCTAAAAATACTTTAGCTTCATAATTTAATTTTCCACGAGATAATCTTCCTTCTTTACTCATAATTATTTCCTCGTATTAGTAATTTTACATATTTCGTTAGGTGCCTGTGATTGAAATACTCCTCTTTCCCAAGCTCTTATTGTTGTAGATTTTCCTTCATCAACTATTGTTGCAACCTTTAAAGCTTCTGCTTCTTTCCAAACCATTCCTTGCTTTGCTACAAGAACAAAAGCACTGTCTATTTGAACTGCCTCACTAACTACAATAGTTAATCCTAAAAGTTTCCCAACTTGTCCATTTTGCATAACTCCTGATTCATAAGTTGGGTGATTTAAAACTTTAGAATTTGAGATTATATTTGTGTAGTCTGCTCCATTAACAACTAACTTTCCATTACCTGCTAAAGCATCAATTCCATCTACTCTTAAAGTTTGGATTGCATCTAAAATATCTTTAATTGGGTCTCTGTTTGCAATAGTTGCTGAGTCCCATTCTGAACCTGCCCCAATAGCTACAGTGTTTCCGTATCCAGTAGTAACTGTTGCACAAGCTGCTTCAATAGCTACATCAATTTGATAAACGATTTTTCTTCCTAATCTATAAATCTTTCTTTGCAACATTGGAACTGTTGCATTTTGCTGGGCTTCTAAAGATATAATACTTTCCCCTGCATATTTTTGAATAATAGAACTGACTTTTGTTTCAGTAACATCAAAGAATGGAAAAGGTGCATATTGAGGAACTCCCCTTATTGCAGAGCCTGTTCCGCCATCTGTGTTGTCGTCGTTAGTTTCTCTAAAATATGATTCAGTCCAAGCTGAAGATTTATCTACTGCACAAAGTGCTTTCCATTTTTCCTCAATTTTTACAACTGCCTTTACTGCTACGTCAATATATTCACTTCTTTGCTCTGCTTCTCTATCTCCATAAGCTACCATTATATGCTTCTCCCTACTGCAACTCTAATAACATCCCCATTTCCGCCTTCTAAGGCTTTTCCAACAAGTGAGCCAGTTAAAAGGTCGCCTGCTAAAACTTCTGAAACAACATTATCAGCCCCGCCAATATTTACTAATTTTCCTGCTACGATTGTAACGGCTGTTAATTTTAAATCCCAAATTCCATTAACTGCGCAAGTTATTTCAGTAATCCCATCACTTAATGATTTTTCTTCCCAAGCAATCCCAGCAAAAACATCATTATCTGCTGTGCTCAATGCGCAAGTGTTAGGAGTTGATAATTTCATAATAGAACCAATAGGAACTGCTGTAGCGTCTGCAATAGTATATCTTCTAAATTCAGTGGGTGTTTCTAAACAAAAAGCCTCATTTGTCATATAGTTATTCGGTAGAACGACTATTTAAATGTTTCTATCTTTTCTTGATATTTTGAAATAGTAAATTTAAGTTCCTCAATGTCATTTAAGCTCTTTTGTTGTGTGTCTTCAGCGTCTTTAAGAATAGCTTGTAACCTCTTTAAACCTTCTATCCATTCTTCTTTATCCATTATATTTTATCAATGGCTTTCTCTAATTCAGTGCCTTTAAAGAACTCCTTTGCTCCTGCTTTCTTTTTATCTTCTGGAGAAACTACTGGGGCGTCTACATGACCGCCAGAAGTTCCGCTTAACATTTCATTAGTTGCCATCTTTTCTTTTTTAGCCAAGACTTCCAGTTCTATCTTTGTAACTTCTTCCCTTCTTTTGACCAAAGAAAGAGCCTTGTCATACTCAGAAATATCTTCGCCATCTTTCTCCAAAGCTGTATCAGGTTTCTTTCCTTGTGTGTCAGTCTTATTTGTTTGTTCATCTTTCATAGAATTATATGACACAAGGGGTTTATAAATGTTTCTTTATTACCCTAGTTAATTCATCTATTGACTTTTTTAAACTTTTAATAATTACTTGTCTATCATAAATAAGATAAATTATAAATATTCCAGCCATTCCATAATTAACAAGAGCGTCTTCTATCATTCTTCTAACTCCCACGAGGCTATTTCTTCTGCAGTCAAAGGAATATTTCTACTTAAATCAGCTCTTAGTCTCATTCCGTAAATCTCTGCTTGTCCTCCCTCGTCCAGAAATAAATCATAATTACTTAATATATCTCGTCCATCTTCCATAAATTTATTTAAGTTTCCTTGAACTTCTAACTTTGTTTGTGCTCTTGCTTGATAAACAAGGGCTAACTGTTGATTATATAATTCTACTGCTTCAGTTGCTTTAGATGGGTCTGTTGAAACTATCCTTGATAATTTCATCATGTTTGTTCTTGCATTTGTAAGAGCGTCCATACTTGCCCCTATTTCTCCTCGCTGTTGTGATTTAATATTTCCCATAATTCCATTAATAAAGGTTCCAAGACCTCCAGCTATTGCACCACCTACTGCTCCAAGAGCTGTTCCTATTCCTGGAACTACAGAACCAGCAATCGCACCTGTTGCTGCACCACCTATTAAACCGGGGATAACTTTTGCTCCTCCTGCTGTCGCAGCTTGACCCCAATCAATCGGAGCCTCTTGAACTGATTGTATTCTCTGTAATTGTTCTGGTGTTAATTGTCCTATTTGAGAAGTAAGTTGTTGTATTCTAAATGCTTCATCTGCTTTTCTTTGTGCTGAACCAGAAACTGTTGCTCCTTCTGGAATCCCCATTTTCCTTAATTCTTTTGCAGATTCTTTTTCAATAATTCCAAACCACTCATCATCACTTGTTCCAGGAGGTCTGAAATAAGTATTGTCATTCTTCTCAAAACCCACAGTTTCTCCATGTTGGTCTTTCTTAATAACAAAACCTGTGTCTTTTACTCTTGGAGCTTTTTCTTCAACTTTTTCTTGCTCTGGAAGCTTTATATCAAAAGGGTCTTCCTCTCCTTTAAATCCAGGAAGGATACAAGTGTTAGTTTTTTTATCCCACTCGCCACCTTTTTTCATGCAATCTA